ACCTGCATTAGGTAGCAAAATTAGTGGATCAAAGCCAACGCCAATCCCCTGAGCGCAATGCAAAACCCCACCACGGTCAATATCCAAATAAACGCCAATATGGAAAGGTAAATTTGATCGTGACATTTCCACCAGCGAACCGTGCTTAGGAGCGTCAATGCGTTGCCATTGCTTTCTCGCTTCATGGTCACGAATAAACCTTATCATTCTTCTAGGGTCATTATCATTAGGAGGCTGATCTATTGTGGGCATATTACGATCAAACAACTTGCGCTGAACGTACTGAGCCAACCCCCAACAATCGAAGTTGTCCGGCCCCTTTTTGCCTACAAGATACGGCTTGCCGATTAGCTCAGCAATAAGAAGTTCAGCCGCTATTTTGTCCATCATGTCGAAAGACTTCTATATTCTTTAGGACGATACAGCTTGGATGGAAAGGATATTCCATTTAGATCAGCAAACGAAGCTGTTCCGGTAGTTCTAGTAAGGGTTGTTTTGACCCGTTTTAGAACAAGCCCCGGAAGTCTAAACTGAATATCGTCCAATCCGAATATATACTCTCTATAGATTAGCTTAATATCAGCCCTGATAGTAACGGCTGCATTAAGATCATCCATAAGAAGCGATGGAACACCATCAATCGATACATCGATCTCAGGAACTTTGCCCACAACCTGCTCAGGCAAAGTAAAATCAAACATGCAAGCAAGAAAGAGAACAGTTGAACCGTCCTCAATCTTAAGGTTGTGCCCGAAAGCGCCATCCGCTCTGCCCACATCAAAGCCCGGATCAGCAACAACGCGAACCGGTTCATACACCCCTTGCTCATTGATAAACAAAGGGTGCTGAAGCTCTAATGTGGGCAAAATGATTTGGTCAGGAGGTGCGCTAGCTATTGCCTCCTGAATTGCAGAGGACCAAGGATCAATTGCCATTTTACTGAGTCCTCAACGTACCGCCATCAGCGTAAACATCACCAGTGCTTATACCCACAGCGCCGAATTGAGCCTTGCCCGCACCAGTAAGCTGCAAGAATGCTCCTGTGTCTGAGCCAAACGTAATAGACTTGTCCGGGCCAGGATGCCCAATATAACCACGTCTAACGTTATCGGCACCATAAAAAGTAACAGAACCACCAAACGTGTCGCCAAGAATAGGCGGTTCTATCTGAACATAGCCACTGCGATCATTCTTTATGAAGCGGGTATTTCCGGCAAATACAGGACCTTGAAGTAGACCTGTGCCCCTAAAAAATTCTGCCGATCTTCCGTTAGTAGAACCGAAAACATCTTGAACGCCACAATCCATTGAAAGAGTCGCGCCTGCGTTAATAACGATACATGGTGAAGAAAGTCCTCCGCTAAAATCAGCAGCCGAAGTTGCTGCTGAGTAACCACCACCATTAATCCGACTGCCCACAGAGAAGCCACCAGCAATTTTAACAAAACCGCTATTTCCACCACCAATAGACATTAAAGATCGTGCTACTTCCGTAACTCTAAAACCATTAAAGATAGCATTTATTTTATCTGAAGCTAGATTAAACATATAACCAACGTCAGCAATAGATGGATTAGTATTGTCCCACTGGCAGAGTACGTTGTGGTATTCTAGCTGTGCATCAGTAGTTCCCGTTTCCATGCTTATAGCTTGTCTAACATTATTATAAGCTACATTAGAATATTGTAGATACCCAGCAGCATGCGTAATATTAAATCCTCCCGCATTAACAGTAGAATCTATAAAACGTTGTGCAATATGACATTGAAAGAACTCAATATTAGTAGCCTGCATATTATCCAAATATTGAATAAGTTCACAATCGCAGTTCTGAAGGAACCAAGCTTGAACTCTAAGAATCAAAGGATACCATATATTACGATAACGCAAATTATTAGCAAACATGGTGTCGTTAACATTTAGATAATGCACACCATACTTAAAACAACAAAAATGAATAGATTCTAAATAAGTAAAAGTTCCGCCTCCATTGGAGCCCGAATAATTAAATTTGATACCAGCCCAAACGCCAGCAAACCAAACATCTTTAATTAGAACCCAACTTTGTTCAACAGAAATACATTCGGGATATTGGACAGGAGCCCAACCATCAATATGAGGATCGCCTTGATTCTGTAAGAAATTAATACCAATGACACCTGTGCCAGGGGCAAACAAACGAAAAGCAGGTTTTGATTTATCTTCGCACTTAATCCAAGACCCACGGTTAGCCCAAGTGTTAGGGTCCGAATCTGTACCATACCAAGAACGACTTCCTGCACCTTTTATGATGATTCCGTGCGGAACATCAACACCGGTCAGCATTCTATAGAAGTTGCCTGTAGGCGGAAAATTCAAGATACCTCCGCCGTTAGCACTCATCGCAGTCATAGCGTCTCTGATTTTTTGACTATCGTCAGTGACACCATCTCCTTTGGCGCCAAACTTTAGAACACTATACTCAGTAGAAGAACCAGATAGAATTTGGGCATAAAGTTTTCTAATCGTTGGAACAACTCCAGTATCAAAATGTACATCAGTATTTTTATCACCATTCATAATGGCGTCAAAACGACCCATATTAACAAGAAACTTGGCAACAGTTGCTTTAGCATCTGACAAAAGAGACATTTTTAGTTTCCATTATTGAAGGAAAAAATACCATAAGCGGCGTGAGGATACGTATTATTAATTGCTATTTGAATTGGATCAAAAACACCTGGATATCCATATGTGCCCACAAGGTAGGTTGTTACTATATCTAATGTGGGCAAATCGCGAATTTCAATATTAAGGGAAAGTGTCCATTTATCATATCCATTATCAGACCAATTAAGACCATCCTTAAGGATTCTTACAGTTGCAGTCAAATAGTCTCCTGCAACCACCACAGGCATACTAAACCAATCAGCGCCCGCGTGAATGAAATTTTGCAAGAATCCATCTAATGCCAACTTTTCCCAAGAATACATTAAAACTTGAAATTGATAGATATTAGGGGCTGAAGTAAATCTTTGTCTAACTCTTGAAGGTCCAGAATCATAGTCAGACCTAATGTTAGGATCACCCGGCTTATGCGCAAACGTTCCACGCTGAGCAAGACTGTTAAGAGATTCGGGCCAAACTTCTAAAGCCATTATCTAGCCCCTGCTGCTGCATTAAGACCATATCGCTGCTGCATAGCATTATTCAAAGGCGTTCCGCCCTTGCTAATATCGCTAGCCATTCTACCGGCAATTTGCTCAACAATGACGTCAAAGCTTTTACCGCCGCTTGGCGACTGCTTTTCCTCAACACGCGCCGTAGCATTGGCATTGTTGTAGACATTAACCGCAACAGGCGGTCCATCACCGCTTTGACCGGGACGTGTAACCTTGACCGTCTCATCAGGGGAAGCCTTGAACTGAACCACCTGACTGTCCGTCCCGCCCGATCCACCGACCTTGAACTCGCCACCGGTAGCGAAGCCGAATAGAGAGCCAAGGGAGCCGAAGCCGCCACCACCAGCCGCAAGGGTCGGCCCCTGAACCGCAACGCCGCCTATGGTGCCTAGGGAGCCATCAGGACCGCCACCGCCGCCGAAGATGGACGACAGGGAACCGAACCCGCCGGTAAGGCTGCTGAGTAAGGGCTTCAAGACAGCAATGCGAATAATCATCTTAGTTACATCAGCAAGAATAGACTTGCTAAGATCGCTAAAGCTAAACTTGGTTCCCGAAGCAAATGAAGCTAGACCGTCAGCAAGACCATCAAAAGACTTAGTGACAATCTGAGAAACAAGGCTAGAAGTCTGCCCATACTCTTGAACGGTCTTAAGCAACCCGCCTTCAAGACCTGAGCTAATAGTATTCTGAGATTCCAAAAGCTTGATCTTAGAAGCATTCACAGCATTAGCGTATTGATCCTGAGTAATAACTCCCTTAGCAAGCAAATTATTACCAGCCTCAACCGTGGCGTTATATTTTGTCATTGTGCCCACAGTAGAATCATAGATAGAATCCATTGCCTGCTGAACATCTTTCAAATGTTCAATCTGAACAATCTTCTCTCTGATTCCTGCGAGCTCATCATCAGACAGCGGCTTACCGGCCCGACGTGCTCTGTTCTGAGCTTCGTCAAGTTGCTGCTGAATTTCACGCTCAGGACGAAGCAGCTTAAGCCGTGCAATCTGCTGATCTAGCTTGATATTAATATCTTCCTCAACATCAAGCTTAGGCTTAGCTACCTTATCTTCTTTCTTATCGGGAGCCGGAATAACAGTCGGCTTCTTTGTGGGCAAAGTCTCTTTTTTAGTAAAGCCATTGTTCTGACTAGAATTTACACCAAAGCTATCATTGAATCTATCGTTGAAGTTCTCAGTCTTAAAAGTACGCTGATCGTTCTTAGGTATCTGAAATAGACCCTTTTCCGCAGCATCTTTATTAGCTCCGGTAATGGCATCACCAATCAAGCCGGGAACAGACTTAACGCCAGCGATCGTCTTAGTGACGAGAGTACCAATAGGGTCTGTGGGCAGATTATCAAAAAGATGATAGAGGAATTTACCGACTTCCTGAATTGCAGACTTCGCATATAGAACGAAGTTTCTCCAATATTCAGAAGCGTTCTTATCGAAGTCAGCAGCCGATTGTTTCAGCGGATCAAGAGCCGTTCCACCAGCCTTATTAATATCATCAAGACCGCCTTTAGCTCGATAAAGCGAAGTGGCAAATTCCTCGCTAAAGCCTAGCAGCTTGCCCACATCAATAGCGTCAAACTCAGTCTTAGCATTCTGAACAAGCGTAACAGCTTGCCGAAGATTCGTATTAAAATCCTTCAGCTTGCCATTAGCGTCAAGAATGCTAAGACCGTTTTCAGTGAACAGCTTGCTTACGTCATTCTCATTAGGATCGCGCGAAGCCTTATTGATGACACCGCCGAAGTTTGTAAGCTCTTTCTTCTGATCTGAAATATCTAGACCAGTCAGCTTATAAAGCGACTTATAAAGAGCTTCAGCTTGGTTAGTGCTGATACCAAGGCGTTTGCTGAAGTCTGAAATATCTGAGCTAAAAGAGACAAACGAATAGACCGCCGCTCCCATGGCAACAAACAAGCCAAGAGCGACCGTTAGAGGATTGATAAAGGAAAGGATAATGCGACCAATTGCAGCTAAGCCTTGGCCGGCGCTGGCACCTGCTTGTGCAAACACTTGTCCAATCTGTCCGCCCTGCTGTAAGAATACAGTCAAAGGCTTTTGACCGCCTTGCAGAGAGACAATAATATCTTGAAGCTGAAACCCGATATTGGTAAGCTGATTCCGGTTGAACACCGGACGACTGCCCACAGTCTGAAGGGCCTTTAATTCGTCTTGTACCCGTCGCACAGCGCTTGCTTCGTCGCGAAGGCTCTTGGTGGCCCGCTCAGCCGCCTTGGCGAGGCTGTCAACAGGGCCACCACCGACTGAATTGATGTTGTCAGTGAGCTTCTTAACAGTATCACTAGAGGCGCCAGCGGCCTTAGCAATAGCCTCTAGCTTAGCCTGAATAGACGGGGCGATCTTATCGTTAATTTCTACGTTAAAACCGCCCGCGCCACTAGACATTTAGTTATCCGTAATTTAGACTAATAGCACCTTGGGTTAATCTAGCGCGATAAAAAGCAGCGTCGATAAACCCGGCGGGCGCCTGAGCACTGGAACCCTGATTCAAGAGGCGAATGTATGGCAAGGCGTTGCCAATGTAAATCGGTTGTCCGCGCCGTCTTGCTGCTAGAATACCGGCTGCTTGACCAATAGCATTAGCTATTGCGATGTTCTTTGTTGAGCCTTTCTGTCCCGGAACATAAGGGGGAATTTGAGTTGTAATAGGTCCAGTAAGTGAGACCTGCCAATTGCTAATAGCTTGTGAAGTATCCACAGGCGTATTGTTCAGCAAATCTTTTAGGATTACCAGAGTCAGATTGACAACCGATCTTTCAATCAGTTCATCAATATCACTTC